TCACGGGCGGGGGGGGCGGGTGTTTGCGGAGTCGATGGTGTTTGCGGAGTTCGCTGGACCTCGACCTCAGCCATCGCCCCCGCCTCTGCCTCCGCCTCCGCCTCCGCCTCTGCCGCCGTTGCCGCCGCCCTTGCCACCTCCAACTCTGCCGGATCAATGTACGCATCGTAAGGTAGGACACTCGGACTAGGTTGTACATAAGGCGTTGGAAAGGAGGAGATTTGCGCACGAGACATGACATTATAAGGATTCCGACCTGGGATCGCGGGCCCTCCGAGCCTAGCTCGTGTCTCCGCTATGACGTCATCCCGTTCCACAGCGTTAGTAAGCGGCCAGCCGCCGCCGAAGTCGGGCATGTTTGGTCCGCCATCGGGTGCTGCTGAGCCCGCCGCAGAGCGTATCGGTCCGAAGTGCGTATCGCCCACATAGTCGGTCTCTGGAAGCCAACCGCCGGTGTTGACCTCTGGCGCCGGTGAGTCCAAGGGGTGTGCATCGACCCACGCGTTGTAATACTCCCAAGCCGAGGGCAAATCATGTGGCCCCATGTGAGCCAAAATCTGTAGGCGCATGTCCTCCTTGTCTGCCGCCATGACCCCCGCCCTCAGGTAGGAGCGCACGCCTGGCAAATCGGTCAGCTGCTTCCTGCCCCAATTCGTCGGGTAGAACCCCGTCCCGCCGTCGGGAATATGCTGCCCGCGCATTGTCCGCCGCCTACGGTAGCCTGGCTTGTTTACGTACTCTTCCATAGTAAGATTGTGCTCCGAGGTGCCAGATAGCCACGAGTCGAAGCCTGCTTTGCGATCAGCTAGGGCTTGCCGCCCGAACTGCTCCGGAGACAGCCTCGCTAGATAGGCTATCTTTTGAGCGTCATCCAAGCCATCTGTGTTGTATTGGTGTCTATTACTCTTTATGTACCTCTTCAATGCTCCATCCTTGACATCAGCTTTGGGGACGATCGAAACCCGCGAGGTATTAGTTCCCCATACCATAATACAGCTACCATTTAGAATTTATATCACACTATATCACCGGGTTAGGGAGAATGGGCCCAATCCCAACGACACCCATAGCTGCGCCCATGGCCATCCCACCGGCGATTCCTGCAACACCACACTTAGCCAGACGCTGATAGTCCATCAGCAGCGTCTTGTTGTAAGTCCAGCTCTGCGCACCAGGCACCCAGTGGCACATCAGGTCCGTGCCGATGCCTGCTAGCGCCAGATGAACGTAAGGGTTAGCAAGCCCCTTCGTGACACCCATCAAAACCCCCTCTAGGCCGAGACCCATCATTGCCGCGCCGGCGAGTGAGCTCTTGTAGTCTTGTTGACAGACGCTCGCCTTCGCCTTATCGAACATGCCAGCTCCGGAATATGATGGCGTGGAACCACAAGACGGCATACTGTCGTAGTACTCTTGGAAAAAAGCTAGCTGTAGAAAGTGGTGTGTCGCTTGAAGTAAGGCACCTCAATCGATTGGTTTAAATGTCGTTTTGCGTCCTGGAAAGCTTCCAGGATCTGAGCTTTAGACGGCCGCGGGGGTCCTTTCTGGGAACTTTCCTGAAGTTTCACGGAAGGAATAGCGTGCGCTATTTCCTGGCGTGCAAGCTGCTTCAACTGGAGATTTCGGCTCGATTTCTGCTGTTGCTTGTTGTACTGCCTTGGTATCTGCCTCGGATAGTGCCTGTCCATCCACTCTTGGCCGCTGTTTGCTGGCGGTGCCATACTCCTATCATGACCTCAGAAATTCCACAGCGATCGCCTGCGTGGTTTGCACTGCGCAAAAACAAGGTGACGGCTTCGAATATCGCCGCATTGCTCGGCCTGTGCAAGTACACCTCCCAAAGCAAAGCCATCGAGCGTGCGCGCGGCAACGACACCTTCCTTGGCAACCTGGCCACCGAGTGGGGCACCTTTAACGAGCCGATGGCCATCCGAGCCTACGAGGATTACACACACAACATGGTGCAAGAGACGGGCGCTCACGTGCACCCCGAGCACGGGTGGCTGCTCGGCTCGCCCGACGGCCTAGTGCAGAGCGATGGCATCATCGAGGTGAAGTGCCCATTCTATCGTCGGAAGCATCCGACCACGGGAGAAAAAAACCAACGCGTGCACCTCGAGCTGCCGCACCACTACTACCTACAGTGCATCACGAACATCGAGGTGACCGGCCGCAAGTGGTGCGACTACATCTCGTGGGCGCCAGAAGGCATGGTTATATGGCGCATCCCGAGCAACCCGAAGCTAATGGAAGTTATCATGGAGCGCTGCAAACCGATCTACGACGTCATAAAGAGCGACACAACCTGTCCCCGCAGCTGTCCCAGCTGGGACATAGCGCAGTTGGCACAGCGCAACAGGATGCAGGAATACATTGTCGCTCAGATTGTGGTAGGCGTCGAGGGCATAAATAAGCATCACTGGCCGCACGCCTCGATCCCTCGGCCGGACGAGAGCTCGCTGTCTTGAAGAGCTTGAGACCTCATCATCAACTGCTGCACTTTGCGCAGAGCTTCTGTGATCGGGGACCCAGTGCCATCACTCTGCGACGCTGTGTGTGAGCCGCCTCCGCTGCTAATTTCGCCGTCCGCACTTCGCTCACTCGGTCCACTCTGATTAGAATTAGAATCGCTAGGCTCAGCACCATCGCTACCACTGTCGTCTGTCTTGTCGTGATCTTCATCTGCGGCTGACATGGCGTCAGAAGAACTACCCTCTGACGTGTGTTCGTCCTGCGAGGTAGACTCGTGCAGCGCTGCGTGTAGCTCGCACGCTGGCACGTCGTCTAGCATCATGACCTGGAACGCTTCGCGGTCAAAGTGATCACTCTCCATAAAGAACTCTGTGGGCTTGCGTACCCGCCGCGCCATGCCGTTGAGCATCATGCTTTCCACCCACCCTAGCATCAGAAGATAGTTTGCCGGTTTTCCCACGCTACGAGTGTCGCAGCGAGCAGGATACTGCAGTAGTATTCAGTGAGGTGGCAACTGAGCGTGTTCACGCAGGGGCACACTAAGGCAACGTAAAGAGCGTATCCCGTTAGCGCGACGACAAAGGGCTGCGTCTTTCGCATCTGTGGCCTCGCATCAGATTTTCTCGAGGTCGCTAAACTCGCCCATCAACTCGCACGCTGCATCATACCATTGGTTCCTGTGCTTTGTGCTGCAGCTGCTAGCAAGCATGCGTTGCAGGTCCGCAAGCAATGCCTCGCGACGCAGCTGCAGTGCGCGCGCTGCCTCCCAGGATACCAAGCACTCACGGCGACAGTAGAACCATCTGGTCGGCCCATCGACCAAGCACCACGCCTGTCGATCCTGGAGCTCGGTCTTGCAACACTTGCAGTTGACCCACATGTTGACACTGCCTACTAGTACACTGTAGCATCGGAAAATTGCGGAAGTTTCTTATTTTTCTAAGACTCTAGTGTAAATCATGGCCCGTAGACAGATCGTTAGTAGCCACCTAAACAAGTTGCGAGAGCACACACAACACGTACAAGGCAACAAAGTTGCGCATGACAATGTCCTGCGCAATTTACGGGGCGCGTTCGTGCAGAAGCAGGCTGAGTACTTGCAGTGCCACGACGAGGGGCATCGTGCGATCGCATTATGGCAAGCGCACGCTGGCAGTCTAGAGGAACGTTTGGAAAGTGCGTTAGAAGAGCTAGAAAAGCACTCAAAACGGAATGAGTTATTTTCTGCTGATAACACGAGCACAGATGACAGTGGCAATCATAGTAACGTTGGCACTGGTGTCGGTGGCGGCTCGAGCGATGTGGCCGAAATCTGCGTCGATAGACCAGTCAATGAGAGGGGGGGCCGGGATGTACTCGGTGATACCGACCGGCTCGAAACGGAAGCAACCAATCTTCGGCATAGTGCCACTACCAGTCAAGGAGGAGGGCTACCCGAGGAACGACCTCCCGACGGAGGCCACGATGAAAGCAGTGCTCGCGAAGCACCGGGAGATCACCCTGAACTGCCAATTGGGCAAGGGCTAGAGGAGGGTAAAGTTTCTGATGCAGGGTTAGATCACGAGAATGGTGGACAGTAAGCATAAATTCAACATCGGTGTGCCCGATGGTTTGCTCTTCGAGGCGGCCGCTTCCTGCTACGCCCCGCGCGGCTATCAAAAGTGCTCCCAGACGGATGAATTGATGTACGACATCACCCCCACAGGTGGCCTAACTGGGGCACAGCTGGGTTCGACTGTAGCCTTTCAGCTGCCCCATTACGCGGACCTACTCGGTCCCATCGATCTGCAGATAAAGATGCGCGAGTGCACTTCACTTGCCTCTGATGACGTGAGGGGGAAAAAATTCTACGCCGGTTGGGTTGACCACGTGGGCTACGCGATGATCGAGAAGGCCACGCTAAAGATTGGGCAAACAGAGATCGAGACGCTCACGGGAGAGCAGATGCATATCCAGAACCAGCTAATGACGGTGCCGAAGAAGAAGAGAATTGCGGGCATCGGAAGCACTGGCCGTGCCCTTGTTTCGCTCACTGGTGATCAGGAGCATGATTCTACACAACTGAAAGGGTTTGATGGCCTCCCCGATTCGGGTCAAAATCTGTCTCGAAATCAGCGGTACACGTGGACAAACAACACGTACAAGTCGCCCCGACTCGTCATGGACGAGACATCCGCGTGTCCGGGTATGCACCTGTGCATCCCGCTACCCTTCTTCTTTGCGCAGAGCCCGAGCCAGTTCTTGCCTTTGGCCATGTTCGGCAACTGCGGAAACATGGAGGTCACCATCAAGTTTAGGACCCAGGCCGAGCTGATGATCATGGGATATTACAAGTATGACCCCGCGCAGTGCAGGACCATGGTGGATAAGACAGACGGGGGAAGACCCCGTCGGTCCAACACGACGAGTGGCCGCCGGCAGGAATTCTACCCGCGTGGACGCAAATCTGCCGACCCTGCTGATGCCCACCTCACCGTCACCAACGCACCGCGGGACGCCTTTTATAACTACGATAAGACCTGGCTGAAGGCCTCGGTGCCGTTTGATCCTACGGGAGCCTATCCTACCTCTGACACGTCCTTCGCATCGCTCGAGCAGCCCCAAAATACTGATGCGAAAATGCGCAAGGTCTACGTTGCGGGGGTGGAGGCGGACATCGAATCTACTGATTCTCAGACAGGCGACGATCCACAGACTGCGCCTAAGATTAGTTTCCCCGATGGCGCAATCGAGACTCTCAATCTCCGCCTCAACTACGTTCAGACGTCGGCCATTGAGTCGGAGGCTATTGAATCGACGCCACAGATGCGTCTACGGGAGGAGTGGAAGCAGCTGTCGCAGCCGTTCTCGATGGAGAGGCCATCTATTGGCTTTGGCGGCATCACGAAGAAAACCATTAAGGTGTCCATCCCGTTCCAGATGCCCCTGAAAGAGTTTATCTTCGTCATTCGCAAGAGCAGTGAGTTCCAGGCCTCAATCACCACAGGCGAGGCACCCGGGAGGGTCGACCAGGGCGCTACGTGCAAGAACCTGTTCGCCTACCACGGCGGTGAGAGCGAGCCAAACGCCGAACGGCACGAGAACAAGTTTGTACTGGACTCGCGAGATCACATCCCGATACAGCGATGCTCGAACGCTCTGCACTTTAAGCGCGTCCGCTGCACGCTTAACGGCGCCGAGCGCAACGCTCGGCTAAACTCCAACGGCCTCACGCGCGAGTACATGTTGAACCGCATGGGATCTGAGATGCACAGCAACTCCGATTCAAAGAACAAGGACCTGTCTGTGCAGGAAACCGGCCACGACACATCGACCGCGCTCAAGCAGGCTGCGGAGCTGTATGACCGCAAGGAGATCTACTACTTCTCCTTCTCATCGGCGCCCGAGTCCGTGAACCCGCGCGGTCACGTTAACCTCACGAAGGTGGCGCACACCGAGATTATGATCGACGTTGAGCAGGAGTGGTTCGCGCTAAACGATGACGCGAGTGACCAGTACGTTCTCGATCTGTGGGGCATTGGCTACAACTTCCTCACGATGGAGAACGGAGTCGCGGCACTCACCTACGCCTAAATGTTCTGACACGTGAGGGGGGGGGACATGGATCCACCGCCACAGTGCGGCTGCGAGGCCGTACTGAATAGTGAAAATTTTGAGCGTGTTATGCTATACGTGTGCGGTGCCATAATTGGGTTGGCACAGTTTACTATGACGTGCCTTTTGAAATCACGGTGCACGAACGTGAAATGCGGCTGGTTGAACATACAGCGCCAAGTTGTGAATGATGCGAGTGTGAGATCACTCACGAATCAAACAGCGGTGCAGGCTAGTGCTGTTTAGCAAAACTTTCTAAGTGTCAGGGTGTGTGATGGGATGAAGCGATATGTGGTAGGCCTCGACATCGGCACGAGTAACCTCGGCCTGTGTGTCTACGATTCAGAAACTAGAAAGGTGGTATGTTGGCAGCGGTGCTCATTGCTGTTGCCACACCAACACCGTTGGTGTGAGAAAAACATCGTGGAATGCGTCGCGCGGTTTTTAAAGAAGCACAGCGCATACTTTGAGGACGCGGTGGGGGTCATAATAGAGAAGCAGATGCGCCAGCCAATGAAGGGGGTGCAGTGGCTGCTTGCGATTCAAAACCCTGAGACTGCCATCGTGGTGAGACCGCAGGATATCAAGCGGCAGTATCATATCAGCATGGGACAGTACGAGGCTAACAAGAAGGCTGCCTGTGCGTGGGCACAGCAGTATCTTAGCGAGCAGCCACAGTTCTTCTCGCCAGACTGTGTGCAAGCATTCCACAAGGAGACGAAGCAGGATGACATGGCAGATGCGCTGCTGCTCGTTCGATACTTTTTAGACACCTACGTCGAGGGTTACACCGCAGCGAAATTCTGATCTTACACTGAGCAGCTATGGAGAAGACCGACCCTGCCTACTGGCAAGACAGCGAGGAGTCGCAGGATGAGGCTTACGAGTACGAAGAGCTACTAACGAAGCCGAGCTTCGAGCAGTGGCTAGAGGAGCATTATGAAGCGCACGAGGAGTTTTACGAGGCCTACCTACACCGTGGCAGGCAGCTGTATGGCGAGGCCTTTTGTCAGAAGGGTAACGACCTTGTGGCTGTAATGTTTGCCGTATACACTGCAACTATAATCTAACAGTTTGACATGCTCACAATGAATTTCATATGGATGCCTCTACTCACTGTTGGCTACCTGTACATGATGGCGACGAACGTACACGCGAAACTGTCAGCGGCTGAGGCCGTAGAGGTGCTGCAAGAAAGCCGCGGCGGCAAGCGGGCACTCTCGGCTATGAGAGACAGCAAGCGCGGGCAGCAGGATGGTGACGCCCCGGACCCTTTTAGACCGCATGTCACGCAAGGGCAGCGAAAGCTAATGCGAAAAGCAGCCGATGATCAAGCCGCCTACATCAAGGACGTGGAGCGGAATCTGAGGTATGGTCCTCCTGTTCATGATCAGTTTCCTGTATGGGGACGGCAGCCTCGGGGACCTCATCCTTAGGGGCGGCAGTAAACTTGCCGGTCGGCCCGCGTGGGCGATTGGCGGCACGGTGCTCGCGAATTGCGGCGCGCTTCTGCTGCATTTGTACATCCTGCTGTGGATTGTTCCGCAGCGCTGCTCTGTGCGCTCTTGCTACGTCTGCCTGCTGCTGCTGTGCGTCTGCCTGCTGCTGCTGCTGCTGCTGTTGCTGCCCCGCCTGTTGCACGTAGTCAAAGATTTGTGGTAGGCTTTCACGTGTCAGCACATTGCGGTGGCTGCCCATGCGGTTTCGTCGAGCGTCGAACGTGGCACTCAGGCTGCGTGACGCATAGTTACTAGGATTCCATCCTTCCATCGTTGTGCTGCAGGACGGTCGGAAAAATATCAGCCAGGTAGTACACATAGTGTCCACGCACGCGCCACTGCTTAGCGGCGTGCTTCTGCACATGTGCGTGAAGGTTCACCTCGTGCGCAGTCATCGCATGAAATGGCCCATTCCACGAAAGGTTAGTAACGACGTAGTAGGTCTTAGTCAGAGGAGCGAGACACAGGAACAGCCACATTTTCGTTCCTTGCGTTTCTAGGAAAGTACCAAGAAACAAAAGCAAAACTTTTAGGCACCAACACACATGCCGCACAAGGCTCCATCAGTCTTCCCACACTGGAAAGAAGCACCCTTGACGGTCACCTTCGACAGGCTGCATGTAGCAGGGGGGGAGTGTAAGGTCATGGTGAAGGGCTCGGCCAGCTTTTTGACGCCAGGCAGTCGCACTCAGTGGCCGAGGGTTGGCCCCGATGGGAACGTTGGCACAAAATATGGGACCACTGAGCGCAAGGACGGCAAATATCTGCTTGACCTCACCAATATGCAGATCGCGGGTCAGCCAAACAGCGAGTTTGATCAGTTTGCTGACAAGATTAGGACCTTGGACGAAGAGTATTTCGAGTTCATCTACGCAAACCGCGCCGATTTCTTGGGCCGCACGGGCGTCGACAAGGCTGGCCTCAGGCAGTCGCACCACCTCAGCGTCCGCAGGAAGTACACCGAAGACGGCACCTACTCGCACGATGCGATGCAGCTGAAGACACCTATGCGGCAGTACAACAGCAGCGGCACCATGACAGAGTTCGCACTGCCCATCTGTAACGGTACCGGCGCCGTGCTCAGCAACCAAGATATCAACCCGGGCGACGTGGTGTCCGCCACCGCCTACCTGGCAGGGGCCTACTGCGGGTCGAACATTGGGTTCGGCCTCAGTTGGCGATTCAGTGCCGTCAGTCTCGTTGCCACGGCAGTGCACGTGGCCTACCTCGAGCCCCCTGTCACTAACGTGGGGGCATTCGCCGAGCAGCGTTACTCGTTTCAGGAGCAACTAACTTCTGATCAGCACATGACGGATGAGTCCGGACCCAAAGACCCGGGCGAAGCGCAAGGGCGGCACTGCGAACAGTTCAACGAATAACTCTGATGATTGGGAGGACAACCACGCCACCCAAGGACAGCGCGAAGGCAATAACGAGAAGAAGAACTATGGCAGGCACCAGACCATGCCCGTGCTCGCGTCGGACACCTACGCAGTGGTCGATCTGCCAGATCTCAACGAGTTTGACCCTACGGAGATCATGGATGACAGCACTATCGTGGCGGTGGGCAAGCGACGAACGGGCAAGACGTGGGTTTTACGTAACATTATGTGGGAGAAAAGAGACGTGTTTGAGGCCGGTATCGTCTTCAGCCAGACTGACGAATTAAATCACTTTTGGCGCCAGTACATACCCGCTAAGTACATTTTCAAAAAGTACGATCCGGCAGTCTTAGACCAGGTGTTCCAGCGCCAGAAGGACATACTCAACAGCACTACTCTGACGGATCAGGAGAAGGAGAAGGTCGCGCCGTTCTTCATCCTGCTAGATGATGTAATCTCCGACGATCGACTCAAGTGGGACAGCAACCTAATGGAGCTGTTTGTGTCGGGCCGGCACTATAAGCTCTTCGTGCTAATCACAACGCAGTACGCCAAATCCATCACGCCAACTCTGCGCGGCAACACAGACTACTGTATCGTCATGAAGACGATACAGAAGAGGCAGCTGGAGTCGCTCTATGAAGATTATGCTGGCTTTCTGACGAAGGACGCGTGGGGTCAGATGGTCAACGAACAGACGCGTGACAACCACGTGATGATAGTAAACACGGCCCAAGATGACGACAGGGACCCAATCGATACGCTGGCTTGGTGGAAGGCGGTGGATCCGGGACCGTTCGTCATGGGCTCTGAGGCATACTGGGATTCAGCCAAAGTTGCTGACGACGGTGGCCTGCCTCCAATGCCAGGCGTCATTTCGTCGAGGAACATGGTAAACGTGAAGAATGTCTTCCCTGCTTCATTTGGCAACGTGTTGCAGGGTATGTAACTTTCTGAGCGTGGTCTGGGAGATGGACGATAGCACGGGGCACACTGTACAGACCGCAGTGTTACACACGTGCGTAGGTGCCATTATCGGCGGAGCGATTGAGGGCGTGATGCCAGCCTTTAAGCCTGACGCCTCATTGTCGACGCTCGCATACGAAACTCTAATGCAGGCCGCTTTAAACGGTTTGGCACTTCGCTTCTCAGCTCGCCTTCTGGTCGAGGACGACCCGACGTACGGAGTACTATTCTCAGGGGCACTTCTGATGGGGCAGCCGCGGCTAGGCAAGCGAGTCGCTTTGTTAAGCGAGCAAGTGCGATCGCAGGTTCATCAAGGCGTACTGCAAATGGCGCCACTGCCAGCAGCGCTGGCGCCGGCCAGTTGATAGTCTCCGTCATCCTCTTCCACGTGTCATCCAGCGTGCGCAGCTTCTGCTTCGACTTGATCATCGGGAAAAACATGCAGAATTGCGGGCAGCCCATCTTTTGGAACAGCTGGTTAAAAGTGTAGTTGTAGTTCAGGAAATTCTTTCGATTTTTGGGCTTTTGCGATTCGAAGGGCTGTTGCAGCTCGTTGAACAGCGCATCCAGCTGCAGGACGACTAACGGACCCGGGCATGGCGGTTGAATGCCAGTTATCCGGAAGATGATCTGCAACCACTTCTCGATGTAGATTTGAAGGTTTAGAGATCTGAGAACTCTTCGGATAGACTCTTTGTTGAGAACGTTGCACGTCCCATCACATATGCTCTGCGCAATGCGAAGCATTTGCTCATGAGGGATCGAACTTTCCATGAGAAGGAACTGGCTGATGCGTTCATGGAAGTGGTGTGCTCGTCTGTAGTTTCCGTATGGTCCATGAGCTTGTGGTTTCCCGAAGATCTCTTCGAAAATGATAGGACCGGGTTCGACGACCCCACAGGCCGAACAGACTCTGGAGCCGACGTCGCCCATGCTCGCCGTGCCAAACTCGAGCCGTCCATGTCCAGGGCACTCTTCGTTGCGACACCGTTTATCGTAGTTTGGCACTGGGCGCTCGTCAGCCGCAATAATGAACTCAAGATCTCGAAAAGCCAGATCGACAGCAGCCTGGTCGTCGCACACTTGTTCGGCATCTGCGGCGTGGGGGCGTGCTGCAAAGCGCGCTGTGGACATGACATCGTAGATGAAGGCTGTGGACATGTGCTGCCTGGACACGAAAAAATTCCGACTTTGTTTTGACTTGCGTAGTTTCATGGTAGTTTCCTGCGATGAAGGGGGTAGATTTCCCAGGGTTTTCCCCGTTGTCCTCGCAAATTACAACGTAGGAGATGATGCCTCGATGCAGAGCTCTATCACTATTAATTTGGCGACTAACGGCTCATTCGATCGGATTAACAGAGTGACGCTGAAAGCGTTCCAAGTTGAGCACGCGACATCAGCCGAGCGGATTATCGTGCTGCGCATTCGGGGTGTGACCACAGAGATGCTCGGAAATGCTGCGACGCATGGCGCATTCGCGGTGCTGTCCACTGGCGAGAAGCTTCACCCGGAGCTCCAGCCGCTGCACTACGATCGCGCGAGCAGCCTCTCCACGCACGATATGAGCCGCGAGGAGTTAACGGGCGCAAAATCTGTCACATTCGACCTCAGTGATTTTGCGGGCAATCCGATAAGCACAAGCAAGATAATACTGTGGTTCGAAGTTACAGTTCAGTA